TGCAGGAAGACGGCGCCGTGCTGCCCTTGCCGCCCGAGCGGCGGGCCGAGGGCCGCTTCCTGTCGGTGATGATGGGTCTCGTCATTGCCGCCGATGCACTGCGCGGCGCAGCGATGGACGCACAAGCCTATTCGGACGCCACGACCGCGGTCATGACCTTCCCGATCCTCTTGACCGGAGGCCTTGTGCTGCTGCGCCTTGGCCGAACGCTACGAAAGACGCGCGAGGCCGAGGAGAGGTCCGGAAGCTACGGGTTGCGGCTGATCCAGATTCTGGCGCGCGGCCTGACACTCATCGGGATCGTGGGCCCGGTTCTAGCCGCCTTCGGCTACGTTCAGGCGTCTGAAGCGCTGATCTATCCGGCGATGATGTCCTTTGCGCTGGTGGCCTTCCTCTTCATTCTGCAGCGGCTTGTCGGCGATGCCTGGGCCCTGATCGCCAAGAAGGATGAGACCGCGCGCGACTCGCTGGTTCCGGTTCTGGTGGGGTTCGGCCTGTCGATTGCGGCACTTCCTGTGCTCGCGCTGATCTGGGGCGCGCGCTTTTCCGACCTGACCGAGATCTGGACGCGGTTCACCGAAGGCTTTCAGCTGGGCAGCACGAAGATCTCGCCTACCGACTTCATGATCTTCGCCATCGTCTTCGTGATCGGCTACATGGCGACGCGGCTTTTGCAGGGGGCCCTGCGCACCTCGATCCTGCCGAAGACCCGGATGGACCAGGGCGGACAGACCGCCCTGACTGCCGGCATCGGCTATGTCGGGATCTTTGTGGCCGCCCTGATCGCGATCAAGGCGGCCGGGATCGACCTGTCCGGCCTTGCCATCGTCGCTGGTGCGCTGTCGGTCGGGATCGGTTTCGGCCTGCAGAACATCGTGTCGAACTTCATTTCCGGCATCATCCTTCTTATCGAGCGCCCCGTCAGCGAGGGCGACTGGATCGAGGTCGGCGAGGTGCAGGGCCGGGTCCGCTCGATCTCGGTCCGCTCCACCCGGATCGAGACCTTCGACCGCAACGACGTGATCGTGCCGAATGCCGACCTGATCACCGGGCGGGTGACGAACTGGACGCGCTTCAACCTCTCCGGTCGCCTGATCGTGCCGGTCGGCGTGGCCTTCGGGTCCGACACAAGAAAGGTGGAGCGCGTGTTGCGCGAGATCGCCGAGGCGCAACCTCTGGCCATCCTGACCCCGCCGCCGCTGGTGGTGCTCATGGGGTTCGGCGCCGATGCAATCATGTTCGAGATCCGGGTCATCCTGCGCGACGTCAACTTTTCGCTGTCCGTACGAAGCGAGATAAACCACCAGATCGTCGAACGCTTTGCGAAGGAAGGCATCGAGATTCCCTTCGCCCAGACCGATGTTACCTTGCGCAATGTTGACGAGATCACCCAGGCCCTCACCGCGATGCGCGGCGATGCGCCCGGGCTCAAATCTGTCGAGCCTCCACCGACCCAAGCGCAGGATGAGAAAGGCGACACCAGATGACCGAGCTTCTCTTCCGCGACGACGCCTACCAGACCACCGCCGACTGCCACATCGTCGGTCACACGCCCGAAGGCGGGCTTCTGGTTGACCGGTCGATCTTCTATGCCACGGGTGGCGGGCAACCTGGCGACAGCGGCGTCCTGGAATGGGGCGGCACACGGATGCCGATTGCGACGGCCCTAAAGGTCGAGGGGGGCATCGCCCTTATCCCGGCCGAGCCAATGGCGATGCCGCCAGTCGGTGCGCCCGCACGGCAGCTGATCGACTGGGGTCGCCGGTTTCGACACATGCGGGTCCACACCGCGCTGCATTTGCTGTCGGTCGTGATCCCGCTGCCGGTAACCGGCGGCCAGATCGCCGCAGACAAGGGTCGGCTAGACTTTGACATGCCCGACCCGCCCGGAGACATCGCGGCACTGGAAGAGGCGCTGACAAGCCTGATCGAGCGCGACCTCGCCGTCAGCGATCAGTGGATCACGGACGACGAGCTTCTGGCCAACCCCGGCCTCGTCAAGACGATGTCGGTCCGCCCGCCAGTTGGCCAGGGCCGTGTCAGGCTGGTCAGGATCGCGGACGGCGATGTTCAGATCGACCTGCAACCCTGCGGCGGTACCCATGTCCGCCGCACCAGCGAAATCGGTCGGGTCGAGATCGGCAAGATCGAAAAGAAGGGCCGGCAGAACCGCCGTGTGTCGCTTACGCTGGTCTAGGTCTGGCCGCCGGTCCCCTGCCCTGCACGACGCTATCCGCAGCGTTCCAGGAATTTCCTGTCTGCATCAGATAGCGCTTGAAGAGCCCCACATTGCCAGAGTATCAGGCCCGCGACGGACAGTTGGCCGAGTGGTCGAAGGCGCACGCCTGGAAAGTGTGTAGGCGGGGAACCGTCTCGAGGGTTCGAATCCCTCACTGTCCGCCATTTTACAATCCCCTCAAAATAACATAAGTAAATGATCTTGCAGGATTTTCTGGCAGTTTCTCCAGAACCCGCGAAACATCATGGCTTGTTTTGCTGCACATCTTGCTGCACAATTCGCTGCACAAGACACATGCGGGAGTCAGCCCATGACCATCGTTCGGCGCGGATCGAACTTCCACCTTCGCAAGCGAGTCCCGCTGCGATACCGGCGGGTTGAACCCCGGGTCACGGTCTGGATTAGCCTGCACACCGACTCCGAAAGTCTCGCCAAACAGAAGGCCCCGCTTGCGTGGCAACACCACATTGAGGCTTGGTAAGCCCGCATGGCTGGGGACACGGGCGACGCGGAACGGCGCTTTGCAGCGGCCCGCGAACTTGCGGCGGTCAGGGGCTATCGCTACCTGCCTGCCGGTCAGGTGGCGACGCTGCCCCGGGAAGAGCTTCTGGCCCGCGTGGAAGCCATCCCCGTCCGCAACGACAAGCCCGACGAGGTAGAGGCAGCCGCCATCCTTGGCGGGGCGTCCGAACCCCCGATCACAGTCAGCCGGGCGCTTGCACTTTTCTGGACACTGACTGGTGATCAGGTCATCGGAAAGAGCGAAGATCAGGTGCGGCGTTGGAAGAACCCGCGCAAGAAAGCCGTGGCGAATTTCATCGGCGTTGTCGGGGACAAGGTGCTTTCGGACATATCCGGCGATGACATGTTGGACTTCCGGCAGTGGTGGACGGAAAAGCTGGAGTCGGAAGACCTGACTCCGAACTCTGCCAACAAAGACCTCATTCACCTTGGGTCGGTTCTGAAGACCATCAACAAGCGCAAGCGCCTTGGGCTGGTCCTGCCCCTCACTGACCTTTCGTTCAAGGGGGGCGAAAACCGCCAGCGGCCGCCGTTCTCTGTCGAGTGGATCAAGACCAAGCTCTTGGCTCCGGGTGCCCTTGCCGGGCTCAACACTGAAGCGCGGTGCATCGTCTTGGGGATGGTTAACACGGGGTATCGCCCCAGCGAAGGGGCGTCCCTTGGGCGCGACCAGATCAGGCTTGAAGACAAGGTGCCCCACATCTCGATTGAGCCCGTAGGACGCCAGTTGAAGAGCGCCTACGCCCGTCGGATCATCCCGCTTGCCGGGGTCAGCCTTGAAGCCTTCAAAGAGTGCCCCGACGGCTTCCCCCGCTATGCTGACAACCCCAGCCTCTCGGCTACGGTCAACAAGTTCCTGCGGGCCAATGGGCTCATGGAAACGCAGGGTCATAGCCTTTACTCTTTGCGCCACAGTTTCGAAGACAGGATGCTTGCGGCGGGCATTGATGATCGGATCAGGCGCGACCTGTTTGGGCATCGCCTGACACGGGAACGGTATGGCAAGGGGGCCAGCCTAGAGCATTTGGCCGAAGTCATTCAGGGGCTGGCACTCTGACGCGCCACGGCCCTTGCGCGGGCCAGAACGTCGCCGGAAAGCATGGACTCGGCGTCGGCAATCTCGGCTTCAAGGCGAAGGAAGATCGGCGAATAGGCGGGATCGGCCACCACAAGCCGGGCAACCTTCGCATGGGCTTTGCGAAGGCGTTCTAGCTCTGCCGTGGTGGAGGCCGGTCTCATGGCTTCAGAACGTCCCGTTGAGCCGCACGTTGACGGTGCCCGACGGGTTCGCCGCTGCCGTGACGGCAACGCCGATCTTGGTATTGCCGCTCGCGCTGGACGTGACCAGCTTGGCGGTGTTGTCCCAATAGACGGCAGCCCCGACGGCGAAAACGTCGGTCGATACCTTGGGCAGATCGAAGACCCCGACAGTCACAAGATCAACGTCAGCGCCCGACAGCGCGTCACCGGCGGCAACGCCGAAGATCAAGCCCGCCTTCACGCCGCCGCCAGAGGCAACGTCATAGGGCGCGGCGATGGTCAGATTCTCGCCCTTCTGGACATAGTTCTGCATAGTCAGATTCCTTTGCTGGTGCGGAAGTGGATGGTGGAAGCGGGTGCCCGGCCTTCCAGCCGGGCAATCTCGGCATCAATGGACTTCAGGGCCGCCGCCATCTCGGCATCGGTTTTGTAGGTGACCTGTTCGCCATTCTGGTCCCGGAAAGTCAGGACTCCCTGAAAGCGGGCGTCCTGAAGGCTTTCACGGGCCTTGCGAAGGTCCTGGGCCCGTTGCCCGGGCGCGGTCAGCCCGTAGGACATGATCAGGCCCCCGGATTGAAGAACGCGCCGCGCCAATCGACAGCGCCGCAGCCGAAGTCCAAGACAACCCGGAACTCCATTCCCAGCACGTCCCAGCCTTCACGGGATGCCATCTGCGGGCCTTGGGCCGAAGACAGGTAGGCGTATTCCAGCACGGGCAGAACTGCCGGGTCGGCGAAGATGTAGAAGCGGTCATCGGTGATGCGCGGCTCAACCAAGAGGGTCAGCTTGCCGCTGAAAACGTTCACATCGGCCAAGGTCGCGGCGTAGATCGAAGCCAAGACCTGTTCCGCCGCCGTCTCTTGTTCCGGCCCCACGACAAGGAAGCGGGGCGTGGCGTTGATCGGGGTCTTGCCGTCCAGCGCCTTCATTCCACGCATGGCCTTGCGGGCCGCGTCCAGCGTCGCGACGGACAGGGCAGCGGCGGCGGCGAGGTTGCCGTGCGTCGCATGGAAGAGGGCCAGCCCGTCTTCGCCCATGACCGGATTGGACAGCAAGAGCTTCAACAGAAGGTTCGCTTCCGTCTCGGCTGCCATGCGCCCGGCAGTCGCGCCCCAGTCGCGGAAGGCCCCAAGGTCATCATTGATCAGGGCTTTGCGGCTGATAGCGAACTGCGTGGCGTAGGTGTCCAGAGCATAGGACTCGGCGGCTTCGCCCCGGGTCGTGCTCTTGATCTCGCCGGACTCGCTGACCTTTTCCAAAAGCCCCACATCGGACAGCTTCAGGCGGGTTGCGGGCCGGAAGTCGGTCATGGTCGCTTGCCGGGCCAAGGTGGTCTTGATCGGGCTTTGCGCGGCCTGATAGTCCCCCATGAGGGTTCGGTTGCTGGTGCTGGTCAGAAGGCCCGGGAAGTCGCTGGTGTTGTGCATGGCGGCCCGGAAGAGCTGGTCAGCGTCCATTCCGCGCGTGCTGGTGCCCGTCGCTTCCACGGCGGCCCGGGCATGGTCGCGCAGCGTCTCGGCCATGTAGGGCGCGGCTTCCGGCTTAGGGGCCGTGCCAGAGACACGGGCGAAGAGGGCATCGGCGCGACGTGCCATGACAGTCGCCGGGTCATCTTGCGTCGCCACAGTGCGGATGCGAGGGGTCTGCCGGGCGCGGGTCTGAAGGGCCTCTGCCGCCGCCGCCCGCGCATTGGCGCGAAGCTCATCGTCAGTCAGTTCTTCGCCCGCCTCTTCCATGCGGGTTGCCCATTCGTCGGGCAGATCATGGGCCGCGACAAGCCGCTGAATCAGCGCGGCGCGGTCATCGTCTTGGGTGTCCTTGGGCATGGTGGTGCTCCTGAAGGTTGCGCCGGGATCGGCAGGGATGGGAACGGCAGAGACTTCGGAGATTGCCCAAGCCGCCGCCGTCCGAACGCGGGCCTTGGTCACGGGGTCGAGGGAGTCAGCCCAGCGGGTGACGCGATAGCCAATGCTGACCCCGCGCACGCTGCCTTCCTGAATCCGGGTGATGATCGGGGCGGCATCGGCTGCCCCCGAAAGCCGGATGGTGGCCACAAGGCTTTCGCCTTCGGTGCGATAG